TACAACCACGGGTGTCCTGAGCATTGTTGTGGCAGTTGGTTCTGCGGCGTTGGCATTCCTAAAAACTGGAACCATCCCCGATCTCGGAACTCTGATTGCCGCAATCACCGCAGGGATTGGTTTGATTCTCGCTAAAGACGCTCCTTCCTCATGAAGAAATTTTGGGACAAGAAAAATCCCAACAAGTCCTCTAGGCCTCTTTCGCCTAAGGCGAAGGCTTACGCCAAGGAGAGGGCTAAAGATGCAGGCAGGCCTTATCCTAATTTAGTGGACAACTCAGCGGCCAAGCAAAAGTTCAAGATGGGAGTCTATTGAGTTAGTGAGATGGGATTCCTCCTCAGCATTCTCGGTGGACTTATCAGCATTATTGATAAGTTGGTTCCGGATAGAAAAGCTCGCGACTTTGGTAAAATTATTCAAGAAGCCGACAAAGATCGCGATGCTGTTAGCTTTTGGATTCGCAATCGCGGGATGCGCGACAACTCAACCGAGAGTGGTGACAAGTCGTAACGCTGAAAGACTCATGGAAAGACCAGATGCAAATGAAGCTAGGAATGCCGCTCCCTACTGGTGTAAGGACGCACTCGATACGATTATTGATTTGGAGACACAAATTAAAATAGGAAACGCAAACTGATGGAACGTAACGATCTCTATAAAGCATTGCTCGACGATCTAAAGGCTCGTAGTGGTTGGGAGGAACGTCAGAGGATTTGGTATGAGATGCGTCATTCTGGACTTCGCCGGAAAAAGAAATTGCCTTGGCAGGCTGATCTTCACTATCCGTTGGCCGATTCAATCATTAACAAGCTAAAGCCTTTCTACTATCAGCAGGTTTTCTCCAATGAAGTGATCGCTTCTTTTGTTCCTTCCACCCCTCAAACGGAAGGAATTACTCAGGGGATCTCCCGTTGGTTTGATTATTGCATTAAGCAACAGAGCAACTTCGAGAGTGAGATTTTGACTGCAATCGACCACACCCTCATGAGTGGGTTGAACCTATTAAAGATTTCTTGGGACGAGGACGCGAAAGCGGTTCGGTTTGATTCCGTTGACCCCGTGTTCGCAATCGTTCCTCACTATACGAGAGACGTAAAGAATTGTGATCGTCTGTGTCATGTGATCCAGATGAGCCTCAATCAGTACAAGTCCAACAAGCTATACAATCAGGACGAGGAATTGATCCGCAAGATCAAGGGCAGGACAGGTGAGGGAACTCGCTTGTCCACGCTCGAGAATACCAAGTTCCGTCGTGAAGGAATCACGGTTGGAGCAGAGGAAGATCAAGTTATCGTTTGGGAGGTTTATGAGAGGGATGAAGAGGGCAAGATCCTTGTCCACACCTTCAGCCCTCTAGCTCCTGAAGATGACATCAGGCCTTCGTTTGAACTTCCCTATAAGCATGGTCAGATGCCTTTCGTTCCGTTTGTCATGGAGATTAAGGACAAGGGTGTTTATTCGAGTCGTGGGCTTTGCGAGATCGTGGCTCCTTTCGAGAGCTATATGTGCAAGCTGATGAACGAAAAGGCTGACGCGATGACTCTCTATAATCGCCCCCTCTTCCGTTGCGAGCAGGACATCCCTAACTCCAACAATCTGAAGTTTGGTCCTGCGACGATCCTTCCGGTGGGTGTGACTCCGGTGACGATGCCGCAACCTCCTATCAGCTTTGACCAAGAGATGATTAACCAACGGATGATTTCTGAGTACCTAACCTCTATGCCGGACTTCGGTATGGGGCAGAATCAGGGAATGAAGAATGCCCGTACCGCGACTGAGATTTCTCAGATTGGTGCGCTGATGGGGCAATCGACTGACCTTCGGGCGAGAATCTTCCGGATCTCGCTAGGCTATGTCTATCGGCAGGCCTACTCCGTTCTTTGTCAGTTCGGCAAAAAATCTCTTAACTACTATTTCAATCAAGCCTTCGGAACAGTTCCTCCGGAAGCCTTGGAGGTTGAATATGCAATTCATCCTTCCGGTTCCGCAGATGGAATCAATAAGGCAGTTCAGTATCAAAAGGCCTTTAGCCGGATGCAACTCTTGTCGGGTAATCCTTATGTGGATCAGCCTTCCTTGGTTCGCTCGGTTCTTGAGATCGATGATCCCGCCTTGGTTGGGAAACTTCTGACTGATCCTAACCTTCGTGGTCAGGACGAGAAAGAGGAACAGGCTAAAGAGAATCTTATTATGGAGAGTGGCTATCCCGTTGCGGTTAAGCCTCAGGATGACCATAAGGCTCATGTTGAAGTTCTCCTTGGCAGGATTCAGCTACTCAGTCAGCAGGGTGGTGGATCTCAGCAGTCTCAACAGTTGTATGGGCAACACCTCGAAGCACACCTCCAAGGCCTAGGTCAGACTGATAAGAATGCCGAAAGGCAGATTCGTGGGATGCTCCGGAAGCAGGCTCAAGCCATGCAGGGGCAGGCTCAAGGTCAGATGCCTCAGGGCTTAACATCAACCCAATCGGCTCCGCAGGCCGGAATAGTGTAACAAGCCTAAATAATATATGTTGCACAAACTAAAAACAGTCTTACGCCTCTGGAAAGAACTTGGTGAGGCAACGGTCAACTGGAAACAGGAGGACTCAACCGCAACCAAGTTGTTCTTTGAATCTGCCTCCGGCAAGCGGTTCATCACCTGTCTGCGAAATGCGGCAACTCGTAAGGATATAAGCGCAGTTTTCAAAGGAGGGGGATTGTTTGAATCCGGAAAAGCAGTGGGTTTCCGAGAATCATTAGTCTTTATCGAATGGCTAGCTTCATCGGAAATTGAAGATTTTAACGAGGACTCGGAGGGTGAGGTCGCCTCTGAACTCCTCGAAAAACTACGACCTTAACTTAACGGGAAGGACACCTGACAAACCATGATAGAGGAGAGCAACAACATCGGAGTCGAGCAGGTTGAGGAACCAGCAGACTCCTCCAAGGTAGAATCGGTAAGCGAGGAAATGATCCGAGAGCTTGCGGCGCAAGCTGACGGAGTTCCTTACAAGCCGAAAGCGGAATCGCCTGCACTCGCAACGCAGGACCAAGGGGCCTCAGAAAAACCTAAAACAACCGAGGCAGTTAAGGATTCGTTAGAATCCGCTGACTCAAAAGAAACAAAAGAAGATTCAAAGGTTGCATCGGATGATGCGACCAAGTCTCTCAACGCCTCCGAACCCTCAAGCGAAAAGCCCGAGGTTAAGGACGTTAAACGGGTAAAGGAAGAGGCTCGATTGGCTGAAAGCTGGAAAAAACTGGAAGCCGAGAAAGCCCAAGTCCGAGCAATCCAAGCAGAGTTCCAAAGGAAGATCGAAGAAGCTGAGAAAGCCTCCGATCCGACAAGTCCGGCCAAGCCGGAGGAACTTCGCAAGTTTGCCCGTGAGTGGGAGGAAGAGGGTAAGGACGATCTTGCGAAAGCCGCTCGAGTTCAGGCTGACAAGCTGGAACAGAAGATCCGCATAGATGCGGAACGTGGCGAGCGCAGGGTCAAGGATTTCAACGAGACATGGAGTTCAAGCGTGAACCGCATGATCGCTGAGAATCCTGAACTGAAGGACGAGTCATCGGACCTAGGGAAGAGAGTTATTTCTCTGCTCAAGAGTGAAGATGCTGAACTCCGGAACCTTATCAATTCAACGGCTAACGGATTCGTCTATGCCACTCAGATTGCGAAAATGCAAAAAGCGGCGGAGGAGTCGGAAGCGTTGAGGACTGAAATTGAATCTTTAAGAAAAGAAAACGGGGACCTTCGGAAAAAGACCTCGCTATCTGTAAGTGGAAATCAAAAGCCTGCGAAACGGAAATCCTTCGATGAGATGGACTCCCGCCAACAGGAATCTTTCCTACGCAGTATGGCAGTGGACTCTGATTCTGGTGTTCTCGTAGGAGATTAAAAATCATGGCTACTATGACTCGTAGCAACCCTGCTTCACTCGGGAACTACTTTCAGGCTTTCCTGAGCAAGCAACTGGTTGATCGTATTAAAGAAACACTCAAATTAAATGACTATGCACAACAGGTTGACCTGCCCAAGAACATCGGATCGAACTCCGTTAAGTTCTTCCAGTACAACACTGTCCCTGCCTCGTCTAACGTACAGACCTTAACTGAAGGAACTCCGATCACGGATTTCCGTGAAGTGGGTTTGAATAGCGTATCTGTCTCGCTCACCCAATACGGTGAAGCGGTGAAGATCAGCGACCAACTCTCCATGCTCTCTCTCTTTGACGTTCTCAAAGAAGCAGTAGGCACGATGGGCGAAGAAGCGGCTCTCAAAGCTGACGATCTCTCCCGCGATCAGTTGGTTACTGGAACTGACGTTGCTGGTAACGGCACTGCCAAACGGTTCGGACAAGGGATTGCTAACTTTGCAACTCTTGAATCCACTGCGGCGGCTTCTGCGTTCTTGGATGCAGAGGATCTTATGGATGCAGTTACCTCGCTGAAAGCCAACAAAGCTAACCCTTTGAATGGTCAATTCGTAGCGTTGGTTCCCCCACAGATCAGTCGGGACTTGTTTAGGGACACTGACTTCCTGAACACGGTCTATCGCAACCCTGAAACAAAAGTTGGTTCGTTCCCTGCTGGAACCCTCGGTTCCTTCTATGGAGTTCGCATTGCCGAACACACGAACCCATTCATCGAAGGCACGACTGCCGGAACATACAATGCGGCGGGTAGCATCTACTCGACGGTTGTACTCGGCGCGAATGCGTTTGGTGTGGTGAAAATCGCTGGGGATTCCCCCTTCAGCCCTCGGATCATCCTGAACAATCAGGCTGACAAATCCGATCCGCTGAATCAGACAATCGTGGCCGGATGGAAATCCTTCTATGCCGCTAAGTTGCTGAATGCAAAACGGGCAGTGGTCATCAAGGCCAAGTCTCGTTTCGCCTAAGTTATATGGACAAAGGACTGCTAATCCTAGCTAGTCCCGAGGCAAAGGGGAGCCGCTCAGTAATGGGCGGCTCCTCCAAGCCCGAATCTGAAGGCTCCGATTATTCTTCGGAGAAAGAAGGTTTGGGAATGTCTTTGGACGTACCAACCGAAAAGCTACCCGAGGGAACCCAAGAGGGTGATTATGTCGCACTCAAGGGCATGGTCTCGAAGCTGGACGACAAGGGCGCAACCATTGAAATCACTGAGGCCAACCTAACTCCGCAAGAGGGAGAAGAGGAAAAGAGCGAGGATGACATCCGAGCGATGGCTGAAGAAGCAGACTTAGGCAATGCCTGATTCGATATGCCCATCTATCTCTATGAGAACAAAGATGGGGAGATCGTGCAGGAAATTGTCTCTGTCGAAAATAGGGATAAACGGAAGGGGCTCAAACGAGTCCCTTCCGCCCCCTATATCCACCGTAGCGTTCCCGATCCTAGTTCTTCGTCTGAGGGCGCACGAAGGTTTTATCGAGAGTTTGAAGAAAAGGGAAAACTCAAGAACCGGAAGTATTCCAAAAGCCGGATTAAAAAGATTTGGGATTGGAAATAAAATCAAATGCCTAGCGTAAAAGAAATCTATAGGAAAATAACGGATGTCACGATTGACGCTGATACTATCAATCTAAATACCGATACAGTAGAATCTCTCTTGTCCACTGTTCAGGCCGATATTGCTCTTATCAAAGCCGACATTGCTGATGGTGTCGCAGTAAGAAACACATCAACTACCGGATCAACCCCAACTAACTTTACAAGCACATCATACGCCACAATTTCCGCAAGCAACACAAGCAGAAAGGGTCTTACAATTTTCAATGAGGGGGCCGGACTGCTTTATGTAACTCTTGGGACATCCACAACAACCCCAACGTCATATACTACAAGATTGTCGGCAGGAGA